CTTCTAAATTGACCAGTTGCATTATCGTAAATAATATCGCCAACTGCTAATGTAAAGGTTGGGCTTGCACTAATGGTATATGATGTACCAGTTGTAGTTACAGTTTTACTCTTATCACATTCAATTCTAATAAGTTGATTAATAAGATTGTAAGTACCTTTTGTATTTGTAATATCAACTAATGATTTAGAGTCAGTTATATTTACATCAAAAGTATCACTAAAGGCCATTTTGAAGCCATTAGCTGGATTTTGGACACCATCGCTATCTTCGCCTTCACTAGAACCTCCACCGCCGCTTGTACCAAATCTTCTAATTTGAGTTACAATTGCGCTTGAACCATTTCGTTGCACCAAAACTGTTCCAAGTTTTAAAGTGCCTACTAAATTTGGCAGTGGTGCTGAAGCTATAGAAGCAGAAGTAGATTCTGCTGGCGTAATTAAAAATTGAGGCTCCATTTCATTATTAGCAGTTACACTATCAGCTAATAAACTAATAGCAAACCATCTGTAATGTAAATTCGTAGGAATTGATGTGGTAATTGCAGTTAAACCAGTAATAGGATAATTATTTGTGGTACCAGTCGTAAAATTAATTACGTCACCGGTAAAATCCATTAAAAATTGACCAAGTTGCTGATATTGAGTTACATTTGGATCTAATAAAGTAGTAATAGCTGATGTAATTTCTACTTCATCAGTCGTAATGCCTTCTTTTATCTTAACTTGACCTAATAGCCTATCAATTTCTTGTAATGCGCCATCAAGTTGAAGACGTTGACCGCCAGCGAGTCTAAAGCTATGTGTACCTACAATAACATCATTATTTGTTCTTCTTGCTATTAAGAATCGATTACTATTAAATGTAATACCAGCTATATTTCCAGTATTAACTATTAAAGAAGCAGGCGAACCAGGGTTTCTATTGATATCTACCCACGCGCCATGACCGTCTGCTGCTAAAACAATAGAACCAGTATTAATTTGGTTTCTATTATCGGGTAAACCAGGGATTTGAATAAAAGCATTATCATCCCAATATAGTGTGTTTCCTGCTAAATCCCAGTACCAAGTTCCGCCTTTAATTAGTTTAGCATTTCTATCCTGATGTGTTTCTTGTCTAGATACAGCTTTATCATCTAAAGAGTCTAAAGCTTTTTGAACATCATCGTCAGCTGCTGTCAATAATCCATTAAATGCCGTAGTATTAGTAAATATAGCGTAAGCAGGATGATCTTGATTTGTTAAGCCTGTTAATAGACTATGTGAGCTTGCAGAATAAGCACCAACTGAAGTGTCTATAGTTTTTCTAAGATCGCGTATATCTCTAAGAGCAGCAGCAGGAGTATTAGTATAGCTACTTCTTACTTGATAAATTAAACGATAAAGTACTTTCATTTCTGCGGATGGCAGCGTACCAAATGAAATACTATCATAAGTATTATTTTGTTGTGCTAATGCTAATGTTGGATCTTGACGTTGACCAAGTAATGCAACTATAGGTTCACTAATATTATTAGTTGCAAATATCCAAATAGCTATAAAATGATTTCCACTTGCATCTGGAGTAGTCCAAGTACCACCACTAAATAAGTTATATTTTGGTAATGGGCCTTCTGCACCTTGAGTAGTAACAGATATTGATAATCCTGGTACATCCACATTTACTGCATCAGTAGTTGCACCATCTAAATCATTAGTTACAGTAACTATAGCGCCAGAAGATGTTGCGCTGATATCAAATAAGGCATTAATTGCTGATGCGGTTTTTGTAGCAACTTGTGTTGCAGTGTCAGTTGATAATATATCAACCATTACTAATGCACGACCAGGAACTACAGGTGCAACACCAAGGCCATCAACTCTATACCAAATAGAATATTTTTCTGCGTCGTTAGCTGAATTTATATTAAAGTATTGACCAGAGGTAATCGCAGATCCTGCAACGCAGGTAATTTCAGTTACTTCTGCGGCTGCAGTGCCAGATGTACCAGGCATCAATGGATAATCAAGAGCTGGATTCTTACGCCAAAATCCAGAAGTGCCTGTTTTATAGTATACTGGTATTTTTGCTACAGGTGAAAGTATTTGTTCAAATGGTGCGCTTGGTGAAGCGGAATTCAATACATTAATAATAATATCTTCATCAAAAACCTTACCATTGCCGATGCTAAGCTGCGCGTCCGCTAATAAATTACCGCTTCCTGTTAATGTAAAATCACCAGCAGAAAAACCACTACCAATTTGAGTACCTTTAATGGTATGTAAATATTGATGAGTTGCCCAGTCCATGCTAAGACCATGGCGCTCATCACTTACCATAATCGCAGTATTATTATCTGCATCCCAATAGACTGTAGCAACGTAAGCATATTTATTTAATATATCTGTAGTAAATGTATTACTATAGTTTAAATTTGCACCATCGAAATAGAAGTAATACATGCCTTCTGTATCGGGTATTGTTACTGATTGCGCTGTTGTTTTTCTATATCTAACACCGCGCTCATAGAAATCAAAATGTGTTCCGGTTGGCTGAATAGTAAGCGTTCTTGTGCTGTCGTTGAATAATATTTCAGAATCACTTCTATTTGGAAATCCAGTAGCTTCAAAAGTTACATCAGCATTATCATGACGCTTCCAGTCAATATCATCAAATTCATATAATGCATGAAGATAAGAGTCGCCTTGTTGTACATATACGAGTGAGCCATCGCTTGGTAAATTACTACCATTAAATACATTTAATCTAGTCCAAGTAATAGAAGACCCAACTCCATTCACCATGTAAATACCACGATCTGCAACGGTAGTTAATTTTGTAAATAAAACTGTATCACCGTTTGCTAAACTAATGCCATCAATTGTTACAGTTGGGCCTGATGGTAAACTAGTACTAATATCATCTAAAACAGTAACTCTATTAATTTTATTAGAGTCGCCGTCTAATAGCTTAGGGCTGTTGTGCTCTAATTTCATTGAGCTAGTGCCGACAAAAACCGTATTGTTTTCTCGTCTAGCGATTATAAATCTATTAGTTGTTAATGATAATGCATTAATTGCAGCTTTATTAACTGTTAATACACCGCCTGGTGTAAACCTATTAATATCAACATAAGCAACTTCATTAGCGTTTAATACTATTGATCCAGCATTAATTTGATTTACAGTGTTATTTAATCCAGGTACTTGGATAAAAGCATTAGCGGACCATGTTAAAGTTTCAGTAGATAAATCCCAATTCCAAATGCCGCCATCAATTAGTTTTAGCATTTGGTTTTGTCTATTTACTCTATCTCTATGAACGCCAAAAGGTTGTGACCCAACTGGTACCGCAGTACCATCCCACAAATAAACTGTTGTATCACTAGTTGGTCTAGTTGCAATAACAAATATATTCTCATCAATTTTAAGTGTATTAATAGGAGAGATTGATATACCACCAGTCGGCAACCCTCTTCCTATGCTAATATAGGCACACTCATTATTTGCTAATACAATAGGTGTACTTGATTTAGGAGCAGTAATATCAACAGTAAGGGCATTTCCGCCAGGCAGTACGAATCTAATTGATTCTGTTGGTGTATCATAGTCAAAAGATAAATTTTGATTAAGACCGCTTGTAATATTTTGAACAGTGTGTATATTTTCTGACGGATTTACTCTTATATTCTTATCTTGAGCTTTATTAGCATGCATCGCAGTTAATTTTGAAACTCTTTCTGTTAAAGAGTCAGAAGGCGATGTATTATAGTGTTGCGTACCTTTTAGAGTATTGTAATTATCAGGAATAGTATAGAGTGGTGATGTCTCTGTGTCTGCTCTCATGCCAATGAATTGCTTCATGTTTTGAGAAACAGAATCGCCAATATCAGCAGATTCGCCTTTATTTAATTTAAATACGCCTTGTTCTGATCTAACATTAACCCTAAATAAAGTAGATGTTCCAGTTAGTTCTGTTGGATATGCTGCTCCAATTGCAAATTGGAATTGAGTTGCGGATCTTCGAGATACCCTATGATCCCCATTAAAATTAACTGTTCCTGCAATAGTTACAACATCATTAGTTTGATAATTATGATTCGCAGATTCAAGTTGTAAACCGTAACCGTTATCTCTTACAGTAGAAGTAGCAATTGCATATATATAAGTTAATGTACCGCTAGGCGCTGCCGTAACAGGGGTCTGTATGTAAAATGTATCAGGCGATTCAACTTCAATATCATATGTTCCACTATATTCTGAAGGAGAAGTAATTGTAATTTTATCGCCAGTTACCATTCCATGTGCAGTTAATGTGATTCTTGCTTTCTCACCATCGCCTGCATCAATAGATGCGGCCGGTGAAGAAGTAAAAGTTTCAATTGTGCTTAATGCTTGTATTACATCTGATCGTAATGCTATCCAATGATAGTCTCCACCGGCTGCAGTTAATAAAGAACTATCTCTATTGGAGACCAGGACATCAGCAGCGGCATATACACCTTTATCAAAGGTTGCTTTTTCAATAGCAGTTGTGCCTTGATATGGTGCGCTTAATCTAATAGATCTAGCATTTGCAGGAGTAGTAGGTGAACCACTTAACGCAAGATCTGTATAGAATTCTTCTACTCTTAGAAATAAGTGTGTCTCGTCATTTTTCTTTTTAATCCAATCGCCCTTATTTAAAAGGGAGAAATAACCAATTGCTCCGCCAACTGTATTTACATAGTTTTGATTATTAATCCATGAAACAGGGTTATCGAAAGCATTAATAATTTTATCGCGCTCTAATTTAAGATAAGCAACTTGTTCATTTGCAAGTGTTTTATTGCCTGCTCTAATTATGTAATCTCTTGGATCGCGAGTAATTTTTATGTGTATATCTTCTGTCCAGGTAATTAAACCAGACGTAATCGCATCATGTTCCCATTTACCCTTTGATTTAAAGGTTGTAGCTTGCGCATCAATAAAGCCTTTAACTAAACCAAAAGTTGAAGTATCGTCATACCAATAGGTACTACCGCTAATCTCTTTTAGTTTTGTCATAATGGCGTCCATCCACTCTTTTAAAGAATAGATGTTTTTATCGCCGCCTTGAAATGGATTAACACCGCCTGAAGTAATAGTAACAGGCGGCTCATTTCTTTTATAAGTTGGATTTGGAAGAGATCTAAAAGCAAAGTTTTTAAATGGATCTGGATTTATGCCACCTTCACCTAATCTAAACATTAGATCTCTAGCATCTGTAATAGAAACTATTCCAGTATTATTAGTAACAATTTTAGCAACTGGAATAGTATTTACAGGAAATGATCCTGTTGAAACGCCAACATCTACTTTTAATACAGACTCAGTATTAATGTCCTGAGTAAACTCGCCGCCAGCGCCACCATCTTTATCTGGATCCCAAAAAGCCCTACTATCTACAGAAGTATTAAATGTACTAAATGTTAGATATACATAATTAGTAGTATTTACACGTAGCTCTGGTACTAATGGTTGAGCATAGATATTGCCTTCTTCTAGGCCATGATAAAAAGGACCAGCACTTGAATTAGGGAAAAATACTATAGAATCAGCTACTCTAATAGAACAGTTTAAAGTATTTATCGCATTTTGAGGATCAATTACGTCAAAGCCTTTTAAAATATAAGGCTTTTCATCGCCAATAATGCCCTTTAAAAAATATTTCCAATCGCCGGCAGCATAACTTTCAATAGAAGCTAAATCTGGAAGATCAATCCTTTCAGCAGAACTTATTAATAATCTACCTAAAACTGCCATGTTATACCACTCTTTTACTAGTTTTAACTATAAAGTTGTAATTTATTATACCGTATTTTTAATAAGTTCGTATTTTAGCTATTAAAAGGTCCAATAAACTTATTACTTTTTAATATATTTTCGTGCCACCATAAAGGTTGCAAATTAGTATAATGACAAGCTTTTTTAAATTCTTCAGGATTAGATAGGTTGAATTTACTTAATGGCTTTATATGATCTATGTGCCATCCGTCTTTGCCATAGTTATCCCATGACATGCCTGGTTGGAACTTAGATTCAAGATATATCTTGAGCTCTTCTATAGAGCAACCTAAATCCCTAACTGCAGAACCAGACTTATATTTACCACACAAGGCGTTTCTTAGTCGTGTTCTTAATCTTTTGGAAAGTCTATGGTTCACATTTTGCTTCTCAAACTGACGACGCTTAAAAATTATCTTATCTTTATTATCTTGATAATACTTCTTATAATAATTGCGCATATACTCTTTTTTCTCATGTGCTCTTTGCGCATGCTCTTCATCTGATAATTGCTTTATAGGTTTATAAGAACCTGTTTTAGACCAATGTTTTGCTTTTAATATTTCTTTATGTTCTATTTTATTTGTTGCGCATTTAACACACATTGGCTTTAAATTATAGCGCGTTTTACGTAAGTAGCCTCTATCCTTATTACACTTAACACAATAACATCTATAATATTTAGTGTTGTTAATTTTATTAAATGTATTGCTTTTTATAACGTTTTGTTTAACTATAAAGTCTTCTAAATTAATCATTAAAAGGTCCAATAAATCCTTGACCTTGTTGGTCATACACGTCCAATATGCCATAAAGTTGCTCTGGAAATCTTATTAAAAAGTTAACAAAAATACCAGCACTCTTAACAGATTTAATAAGATCTTGCAAAATAAATCTAGACTCCGATGGGTTTGTAACATAAGGAGCATATTCGTTTGCTCTAGTGCTCATTATAATGCCGCCCCTTTTATTAATTGTTACAATTTTAGAATTAATAGGATGACTTTTCTTAAAAATATAACTTGGATCAATTGCTATAGTGTTATCTGTTGGCTTATAAAGATATCTAATTGGACCTTCTTGATTATTAAGGCCATAATTAAAAATTATAAATCCATCTTCATTTGGAATAGTATTATCTATTGTATTTAGAAATCGCACAATATTTCCAGCTTTTATTTCTTGAGACGTGATTGCGCCTTTAGAAGATAAAACATAAGGTGCTTTTAAATCCCAAATATAATTACCAGTAATACGGCTTATTTGACTATCTACAGCGTTAGTTAATATTATCCTAGAGCCCGAATTAGCTAATCCTACTTTCTCTACATAACTAACTCCAGGCGCTAATGCTGTTCCATTTACGCCAATCTTTTCAAATGAATAAGTATTGCTAGTAACACTGATGATTTTATAACTACCATTAATATCATTATAAAAATTAACTGGACTATTAGTAGCATCAACAGTGACTTGTGTATTTATTTCAACACTATTGGGAAAAATGTTTGTTACTTTTGTATTGGCGGCTATACCTGTTCCAAAAACAAAATC